GCCGAGGGGACCACGTTCAATCTCGAACGCTCGGGTCCACGCCTCCGCCCAGCGCCAGGCGTTCTTCTCAATGGTTAACTCATTGACCGCCACACGCCCACGCTCCGACAGTTCAGCTCGCGCCGATGCGTTCTCTGCGAGCATCTTCACGTGTCGGTACCAATCCTTCGGCGTGGTCGCGAGTAGCCCAACGCCCAGCGCATGGAGACGACGGTACTCGTCGCGCGGTGAGCTAACGCACGGGACACCAAGTGCCGCATACTCAAGTGGCTTGAGCCACGACTTCGCGGCGTTGAATCGTGTGTCGTTGAGTGGTGCGATACCGATGCCTAGCTTATTGACCTCCGCGGGCCAACGCTCAACTTGAAGCGGACCCGTCGACAGCGGATCGTGGTCAAGCTGAAAAGCACTCTTCGTTCCGTGAATTGGTCCGACGACCTTAAAGAGATAGCCCTCACGCTGAAGGCGACCCATGGCTGGGCCACAAACTTGAGGATCATCAGGGTGCGAGAAGAGCGCACCCGCCCAGCCGATGATCTGCTTGTCCTCGTGGTCAAACGTCAGGAACAGCTCAGGCACCGCGTTTCGTAGCACCATCCCGCGACCGTGAACGACATATCGCTTGAACAGCGCATCGGTCGAGACGGTGACCAACGTCGCGCCGTCACACACCGCACGCGCCGCATTCCAGTCGTACTCCTCGTTCGCAGCGGTACCCTTAGGGTGAAGTGCTGCCCACGCCGGGTTGCGCTGATCAATCGCACTCATATCGTCGTCAATGTCGACGACGACGGCGATGCCATGCGCGCGCAGAATCTTGATGGCCTCGATCATCCGCCGCGATGACACACGCTGGAAGACCACCACGTCGGCATCCTTTGGGACACTGACGCTGACGAGTTTGCCGGAGTCGTCGAGGCCACCGCTGATCTTGTGCTTGGCGTCCGGATGCAGTAGCCTGACATCGTGACCCTGTCGCTGTAGCTCCTTTGCGGGCCAGATCAGACGATAGTAGCCGCACCCGCCAAGGTCCGCTGGATAGACATACACCCTCACTGGGCGTCTCCTCTGTCTGGGCGACCGGAGGTGTTGAGTCCGTGATGATGCCAGTACCACGTGCGCTCCACCACGTGGTGAATCTTCGCGCCAGCCTCCATGCAGCCGAGCGTGAAGATCCAGTCCTCGCCAACGCGATGGCCATCCGCGAACTTCGTGTCGTCGCCCTTGTCCCAGAACCCGATGGACTTCGCCAGGCCCGTGCGAACGAGGATCGTCATTGTCGTCTGCCGCGGGTTGGCATCGTCCCACGGCTCAGTGTAGTGCGTGGTGGGGAAGACGGGATCCCGAGTGCCCATGCTCTGATTGAACTGCATGAGCTCGTACCACGAGTACACGTAGTCCGCGCTCGTCTCTTGTGCCGCGGTCATCAACACCTCGAGGTGATGTGGCATGAACGAGTCGTCGCTGTCGAGAAATGCGGTCCACTCGCACGTGTTCATCTCAAGCGCGCGCTGTCTCGCATACGGCGCGCCGCGGTGACTCACATCCATGTACACGCACGTTGCCGCTGGACGATATGTCTGCTGCCACGCTGACTTCATCGCGCGCGTGAGCATGCCGTTGTCAGCGCGATTGGGATGACACGGTGTTACGATGCCAATCTCAGGCTTCACTTCTTTACCGTCCAGATCTGGTACGTGTACGTCCACGTGGGGTTTGAAAGCAGGTGCCAGCTCACGGTTCTGGAATCAAAACCAGCCTCCGCGAGAAGACCACCAATGTCCGTCTCGTCGAACGTCCAGTAGTGCTCGATGTTTCCGATACCGGGTGATTCGTCATACGGACATGAGAGTAAGAGCCACGTCGTCTTATCTGCGATGCGATTGAGAATGCGCCACGGTTCCTCGAGATGTTCAAGCGTCTCAGTGAAGATGAAGAGATCGACCGAATCAAGCTCATCCAGTCCAACATCGAGATCCACACCCTCTGATACGTCGCTCATAGTCACGCGCGACAGATCGCGTAGTGCCTTCACGATAGTACCATCGCCACACGACAAGTCTGCGACACTTGACAATCCGTGCACATCGATGAGACGCTGAGCAACCTCGATCGTGTGCTGTGCTCGCTCACGATGTTCAGCGTGAATGCCGACTCCGGCATACGTGTCCTTGTAGATCGCGGCCGTTTGTTCCTCGGTCCAGAAGCGACGTAGTTTTCTCACGGCGTACCCACAATGATCTGGAACATACCGTCAGTCACATGCTGATCGACAGTGAAGCCAGCATCCGTGAGAAGCTGAGCGTAGCCCTGTTGATCCCATGCCCATGCGTGACACTCGTCGTGCGATCCTGCGTGTTCCGTCCACGGCGATGACGCGACGATGCACGCGTTACGCTCGTGAATTTGTCGGACCATCTGATGCGGATCTGCGAGGTGCTCAAGACACTCTGTGATCGAGTACACGTCAGCATCCACGACAAGGTCCCAGTGTTCCACGAAATTGAGCGACGTGGCAAAGACTCCGCGCTCATTCCAACCCATCGCGTTACTGGGTTGAAAGTCATAGCCGATGCCATAGAGGCCGCGTGACTTACCTAGCATGAGTAAGCCACCATCACCGCAACCGAGGTCGACCCAGCGTGATACACCGCCGGTGTTCATCATGATGAAGTCACACGCTCGCGTGAGTCGTCCTAAGTGCACGGACTGCTCGAGGTGAGGCGCACGATCGCGATGCTCGTGAAACTCGAATGTGGAGACGTGCGGCACGTCTCCGTCAAATAGCTTCCATTCCATTATGCCATGGCCTCCATCACGCACTTGATGTCACGCGTGAGATAAGCACTGCGATACGCTTCCCACGCGCGCCCGTCCTTTTCGTAGAGTTCGCCCGCGTTCACGCGAACGTAACCTTCGTCCCACTCGGTCTTACCTGCCGCTGGGTGCACATGCTCGATGATGACGTCGCCCAGATACTTGATGCCGACGCCTTCACCCAGCGCTTTCCAGTAATTGTCCACGTAGAGATGTGTGAGTTCCGGTGGGGCCATGTAACCGACTGCTTGTATGATTCGCGCGTCCATCACGCAATGCGTTGGCAAGTTCCAACCCTGGAAGAGGTCATTACCGTAGACGATTCCACCGTGAAGCGATTCGAGCGCGTCGGCGAAGTGCTTGTCCCAGTGGTGGGTACGTGGACGGTGATCGTCACCCATGAAACCAATGATCTTGTGATCAGGGCGACTGGCAACCACAACCCGTGCGGCTGTGTTGAGTGCAGCGACCATGCTACCGGTCAGGCCAGGTGAGAGTACGTGACGCATGGCCCACTCCGGGAGCTCTATCGCTTCGTACTCTGCGAGCGTCGGATCATCGCCGTCGATGACGACGCGAAGTTCCGCGAACATACGCGTGTCCTCGAAGGACGAGATGAGCTCAGCGATTTTGTGCGGTCGTCCGCGTGACGGTACGATGATCAGCATTACGACATTGTATCGCCACGTCACATCACTCCATAAGGACCGCGAGATATTGTCCCAGAACACCCTGTGAAACAGCTGTGCCTGCCGTGTTGAAGATCCACACTGTGAAGCCGGTGGTAGTGATATTTATGGCGCGCGCCATAAATGTCTGCGTGCCACCCGCTGTGGAGGTGATGTTTACCGAGACAAAAGGTGGTGCATCAAATGTCATACCGAAACTCACGGCCTGTGTAGCGTTAGTCGACGCGACTGTCGTGGCACTCCAAGGGCCTGTCTTCATCTGTCGGAAGCCACCACCAATGGATCCGACAACGAACTTACCCGCAGGTGGAATCGAATCGACGACCACACGCGTACCTACCAACACTGGCACAAGACAAACACAAGGTATGTTGTCGATCGCGTTAGAACCATCCATCTGCACCAGTACACTGGTGGATGTGATGACTTGCGTCACAGTGCCATATCGCCGATTCCACGTGAGACCAAGACGATCGGCATTCTCCTTGAGTGCTGCGACAAGTGTCTTAAGATCCTCAGGCGATGTCATGATGTGGACTGATACCCCTTTCGCATGACGTGTTGCATTGCGCCGCCCGGAAAGAGATTCATCGTCCACCCAAGCTCAAGCCAATTTTCACCCAAGAAGTGTATGACGTTATACGAGTCATGTCGTGGATCGAGCATCGTATCCAACGTCACACGATCAAACACCGTCTTACGAAGACCCAAGTTACGCGCCATGGCCGTGGCCTGTGTCGTTGCGTTCGACTGCAGATCCACGACACTTGGCACGACGAACCCACGCTGCACAACACTGAATGGTGCGGTGTTGGGTACGTCGTACGTCCCTACGATGGGCGTGTTCGCTGCATCACCTGAGTTGGATATGACGATGAAACGGTTGGGCGCGTCGAGGATGTCTGTGGTACGTGTGATGGTATCGCGCTTTACGTTGTTCGCAAGATCGTAATCGAAGTCCGGCACAGCAGTCGCTGGATCAACCGTACGCACCATCTGGAACTCACCAGCGTTATTCATCCAGTAGGGCATGTAGTCGCCCTGTGTCGCGTAGGTGTCTAATCCCTGGCCACGCGTCTGCCCAGCAGTGAATGCGCCTACCGCAGCGTACTCGGTGGATGGCACATTTATGTCGAACGTGAATGTGCCGGTTGCGAGTAAGCCACGTATGGCAACGCCCACCTCAGCAGTCGATGCGTACGGTGACTCGAGTTGCTGATCTATGATGAAGCCCTCATCGAGCAACGTGAACTGTCCACGTTCACCGCCCGTGCTTTCTGTAAACATTGGCGTGGTAAACATGTAGCGACCCAGCGGATACGTCACACCACAGATGATGCAGAACGGTAAGATGCGGTCCTGAATCGGATTGATCTTTGGTGTGTCAAACTCGTTGAGGTTCATCGTGAGCCGACGCTTAATGGCGCCAGTGGTGTCGTGCGTTAAGACAGGTGGCGTCGTCCTATCGGGATTGACGACACCAAGCACTTGCCCAGTCACACCATTAATGTGCTGAAAGACGAAGCGTTCTGTACGTTGTCCGCGTGAAGGTCCGACGTCGAGACAATCGTTGAAAGGATTCGTTGTGTACACCATCACACAACCGCCAACTGCGTGGGCGTGGCCGTGACCTCGATGAC